ATGATGGCCGGAGCTCCGGCGATCGCAACTGACTGGGGAGCATTCACCGAGACCGTCAAGCAGGGAGTCGGTGGATACCGGTTCAGAACCCTTGGACAGGGAGTTGAGGCCGTTCACAATGGAAGACTCCTTGACCGTGCTGCAATCAGGCAGTATGCTCGAGACAACTACTCGCTACCGGCAGTGGCCAAGATGTACGAGGAATGGTTCGACCGACTCTCGACACTCTGGGACAACGGCTGGAACGACCCTCGAGGTAAGCTCGAGCTCTCACTGGCGGACTGATGGCTGGCTGGCCTCCTTTCGTCTATGAAGGGGTCGTTGGCTCAGGTGACGCAGCACTAATCCTGACCACTGACGTCCTTCCATCTACTCGTGACAATGCAAGGATCATCGTCATCCTTGCTATCGCCTCGATTCCAGCGGCAGGAACATACGCCACTGGAACAGGAAACCATGGGCACCCTGCTGATGGCCACTTGTCAGATGTTACTGTAGACGGCACTACTCCGATCGATCCAGTTGAAACTGACTGGGAACCGGGGTGCTATGCAGGATGGGCGGAGTTTGATACCTTCGCACGTCCTGGTTCAGAGCAGGTCGCTTTCTCTACTGACCTTGCCTTTGATGAAGAGGTTATTGGAACCTCGATGTTCACCTACGTAACTGCCAAACATCCTGCCGGCACTCAACTCAACCTAGACTTCAATGGGACAGCGCCATCCTCTGTCACATCAATCGCCTTGGCTTTCACGGGAGCAGCAGCATCACCTTGGTTGACTGGTGATCCTTTCACACCAGCGAAGATTTCATCAGGCCCGAACTGGGCAAAGGACGATTTCCCTCGGGCGTCTACTGACTGTGATGGTGCCCTCGGCCAATACCAAGATGTCCTGATTTCACCTCCAGCAAACTTTGGACTAAGTGTTATTGATAGTGGTTTCAATGCTTGTGGTGTGATATTCGGATACACCAGGGCATATGGTCTTCGAGCTCGACCATGGTTCAAGAGTGGTGGAGTATCAGGAATAGAATGGGATGCCTGGGATCCTCTGGGGCCGCCAACCGGATTCTGGGATACCTGGGGAGGAACAGCAATTCTCTCTGATATAGGCACGATCATTTGGCGTCGCTCTGGAGACCCTGACCTGACAGTGCCTTGGTACGCTCAATGGAAGATGCGAGTCAACCCGCCAACAGGAGCATACAAGATGTGGCCTCAATACGATTGTCCAGGTAACAACACCATTGGTAACTTCCCTGTCACCTCATACAACTCTTATCCTGTGGTGAGTGCAGGGACAGGAATCAAGAAGGCAAACCGCACCGCCCAACTTGGACTCGCCCCTTGTCATCGTCAAGTGCATATCACCTCTGAGCCAACTCTAACTGTTCCTACACCAGTGAATAACGAGCAATGACCCAACTTGTCATCAAGAGGCAAATCCAACTCAGGAAGCCACCGGCGAATGACAACTTTGCCGACGCAACAGAAATGCTCAGGATTGGATCGGACAACACTGCCTGGGAGAAGATGCCAGAGGTTGAGTTGGCTGGAGCAACAATTGAGGCGACTGAAGTCTCGGGCTCGAACTGGGGAGTCTCGCCTGGGTACCAGTCCCTGTGGTGGAAGTTCACACCTGCCGGTGCAACCACCGTATCGATCAGGAACATCAACAGCATCTTCGGTGCATCTTCTGGTTCCGGAGATTCGACAGGAGTATTCCTCGACTTGGTTATGGCAGTATGGAGAGGCTCGAGTTTCGGAACTCTTGTCGAGATGGATTCGACACTGTACACTGCTGACACCGCCGGTCCTTACGATGGTACCGCAACTTGGGCAGCAACTGCCGGTACGGTCTACCACATTCAGATAGCGGCAGGAGGAACCTCTGGGCCAAGCAAGAACGGCAAGGTCGTTCTCGAGTGGAAGCTGGCATGAGTACCATCGATCCAGACGACCTCGCAATCATCATCTCTGGTCCAGGCAATGCCCACATTGCCTCACATCCAGAGGATCGGGCCTTGCTCGTCGGGGCAGCGACTTCCTTCCGTGAGTTCCTCAATCACTGGTGGTTTCTAGACCAGGACACCGGTGTCATCCGTTGTCTCGGTGCCGAACTCTGGCCTGCTCAGGAAGAGTTCGTCAAGGAGGCCGAGTCGAAGTCATGGGTGTTCTACCTGAAGGCGAGACAGCTTGGAGAGACCACGATCGCCTGTGCCTTCGACGCCTGGGTCCTCAGGTTCCGTGATGGCGCTGTCAACCAGCGGGTTCACGTCTTCTCGAAGAGGGAGAAGGAAGCGCAGTCACTTCTGTCCCGTGTCAAGTTCGGGCTCGAACGCCTGCCGGAGTACATGCGACTTCCGACGGGGTTGAACAACCTCAATGAGTACGAACTCGTTGCAGGCCCGAATGACAGGCGACTCTGTGTGGCCTACCCCGCAGATAACGACACGGCTCGAGGGGAAACCTGCGGGCATGCCCACCTCGATGAGTGGGCATTCATGGGTTCTCCCCGCAGGGTCTGGCAAGCGATCGAACCTTCCGCTGCCGGCACCGTCCATTTCGTTACGACTGGACAAGGACCGGCAAACTTTACCTCAGTCTTCTGGAGGAAGTGCCTTGCCGGCGATGCAAAGGCAAGAGACGGTTCTGCCATTGCCCCTTGCTTCATCGGCGCACTCGAGCGCCCGGACAGAACACAGGCATGGCTCAAGGCGAAACGTGCTGGGATGGACGAGCAGGCATTCCTCCAGGAGTATCCACAGAAGTGGGAAGATGCCCTCTCAGGTGGTGGCGAGTACGTCTTCAAGTCGAGTGACATCGATGCCGCTGGAGTGGACTACCGTGGATTCGGTCTGGCGATCCCCGGCAGGAAGTACGTCAAGGCTTGGGACATTGGCCGGCACCAGGATGCCGCTGTCGGGATCGTGCTTGATGTCACGGATGACGTCCACGATGTCGTCCACTACCGTCGTCTCCGCGGCGTCTCGTACCCTGACATCCAGATGCAGATCGAGATTACCCATGCTGCTTATCCAGGATTGACCGTCGTCGAGAAGAACTCGGCAGGAGAAGCAGTGCTGGAGAACCTCAATATCCCAGAGCACGAGAGAGTTGGCTTCTCGACGACTGGAGCATCAAAGCCTAGGATCCTCGCAGGCTTGACCGTCTCACTTCAGAACTGGCTCCTCAAGTGGAACCCGAACGAGTGCGAGCAGCTTGACGTCGAGGTTAGAGGGTACCAGCTTCCTGATGACAACGTGGTCCAGGACTCAGTTATCACTCTTGCCATTGCAGAGGAGCATGCAGGTCTTGCCCATACCAGGGCAGGAAAGCTTGGCAAGGTCATGCATGTCTAGCAAGAAGGCGTGTGAGGTCTCACCAGTGGCTCCGTGTGGATGAGGTAAAGGAGACCTTGGTACTCAATCAGGCAACAACGTTTGAGGGCCCCGAAGGGCCCTCAGTGTGAAAGGTTCTTGTAGCGGAAAGTTGGATCAGACTGCCACCACCATTCCGTGCGAGACGTTCCACTCGCCATCCTCGTAGTCGTTGAACGAGACCTTGTGGACGCCTTCGCCATAGGACTCGGTGGTCATTGCGCCCAGACCAACAGTCATGGTCTTGGGGTTGATCTTGATGACGACGCCCTCGAGACCCGCGAGCTTGCCAACAGTGACGCGGATCTTGGTGCCCTTGCGGAACGAGGTCTTGAGGAGGCGCTTCTTCTGCTGGGTCGCGGCCTGGATGATGTAGTCCAGGTCTGCATCGAGCTCTCCTGCGCAGATCGCCCTTGCCGTCTCGCACGTGTCCTTGAGGTACATGGTGGTCTCCTTTGTTCGATTGACTCTGTATTCATATTATCGGCTGTCCATCACGATTTGTAAACCCCTGGGACACCAATATGACTAACCCTTTGGGGTAGACTCTCAGAAGTCGTTTCCAAGACCTTCTGGTACGATAGTCCTGATGGAAGGCGATCAGCCCACCGAACAGGTCCGCCAACGCATAACTCGTGCTGTTGAGGACGCACAGTCTCAAGCCGGTGAAGGCAAGGTCGTCAAGGTCCTCTTCACGGATGAGAAGGGTGAACCTGTTGGTCAGTGGGCCTCAAACCAGATTCCAGAGGATCCATTCTCGCGGTCAAACATCTCTGGCTTGGTCGAGCCACCATTCCCATTGGCGCAACTCGTCTACCTTGCAGAGACTCATCCAGTCCACTCCGCCGCTCTCGAACAGAAGACCGTTGACATCTGCGGTGGAGGATGGGAGTGGGAGGCCAAGGACCCAGATGTAACAGACGACGTACAGAGAGATGAGGTTTCGACCTGGTTTGACCAGCTTTCACCTGACGAGGTGGATATGAAGGAGGTCATCTATTCCACTTGGCTTGATGTCGAGACTACTGGGTGGGGACTGATGGAGCTCGTTCGTGACCCAGGCGGGATCCTCAGGAAGTGCTATCCAGTTCCAGCCCATACAGTTCGAGCTCACAAGAACGGATTCTCCCTCTGCCAGATTCGTGATTCACGTAAGGTCTGGTTCAGGCGCTGGGGAGCACCTGACCTGAATGGCAAGAGGGTCGAAGTTGACTCGAAGACCGGTTCGATTACCACAGTCAAGACGCCGGCATCAGATCTCTTCGTTGTTCGCAAGCCTGCAAGGCGCTCAACCTGGTACGGAATCCCTGGGTACATCTCCTCTGTCGGGTGGATCACCTTGGCATTGGCTGCTCGAGATGACAACCTCTACTTCTTCGCCAACCGACGCGAACCACGGTGGGCCATCGTCCTGACCAACTTGGCCGAGGATCCAGACCTCGAGAACGATCTTCGCCGTGCCTTTACCGTCGATCTCCGCCAGCCACACAGGAACATCCTCGTGCCGATCACTGGCCCAGGCAAGGTCGACTTCCAGAAGCTTTCCGACAATAGGCAGGAGGGGTCATTCGACCGTCTCTCTGAGCGCGCCGACAAGGCGATCATGATCTCACACCGGGTTCCAGCCGAACGACTGGCCAACTCGCAGGTCGGTCCGCTTGGAGGGAACGCGACGTTCGAGGCTTCCAAGGTCTACAAGGAAGGGGTCGTCGGTCCTTCGCAGGAACTCTTGCAGAACCGGCTCAACCGTCTTCTCGACATCGAGTACGCAATCGCAATGGGCGGGGACAAGAAGAACCCAGATCCACCTGTGTACAAGCTCGTCATGGACGACCTCGATACCTCATCCGATGCAGAGGACCTCGAGCAGACTGTCACGGCATTCAAGGCAGACCTGATCTCCCTGAAGGAAGCACGTCACCGGCTCAAGCTCGACCCACTAGAGTTCGAGGGTGAAGGAGTTTCAGATCTCAACGACATGCTCTGGAGCCAGCTTCCTGGAACGAGCAACTACGATGACGCCGCTCCTGGTGTTCCGCCGACTGTGGACACTGCAGCACTAGACAGTGCTGTCAAGTCACTCCTGCTCGAAGCTCGTGACACCAGAGACAGGATCGAAGAGCTAGCCAGAGGCGAGTAGGCCAATGG